GCGCCTTGTCCTTGCGGGCGGATTCGATGCGCTTGAGCCAGGCGGCCCCGCGCTTCTCCTCCTTCTTGGCGGCCTTCTTCACCAGGTCTTTTCCTTCATGGGCGATTGCAGATCGCGGATCAACATCGGCTTCTTCCAGTCCACCGGCTCGGGCCGCTTGGGCTCTACCGGCTTCAACAGCATGTCGCACCACTCGCCGAACAGGCTGCAGGCGTCGACCTTGTCGTCGTGCTTGCCCGCCGGGAACCGCAGCAGCTGGTCAATCACCGCCTGCGCCCATGGCGTCTCCGGGAACGTCACCCGGCCCATCTGGCACATGGCCTGGAAGCTCGCGGAGCGCGCCTCCTTGCTGGACGACGACGGCAGCCATTCGCAGGCCACGAACACGCCGCGATCGCGCATGCGCTGCGTCAGGAACGGCTCGATGGCGCGGCGGATCGGGCCGCCTTCGCCGATGAACCGCACCGGCCGGTAACGCGCGACCAAGTCGAGCAGGCGCTCGATCCACTCGGCCGCCGTGCCCTGCCCGCTCCACCAATCGACCGGGTAGCTGTGCCCTGTGGCGTCCTGCGCCCACACGGCGAGCTCAGTGAAGTCGCCGCCGTCCTGCGTGACCGCGAAGTCGCCGGTCATGTAGTGCGTCAGCGTCTTGGGCAGCCGGTCGTAGCGCTGCGCGAACCATTCGGCGCGGAAGAACGTGCCCTCCGCCGGACTCGGCCGCTGCTGGTACAGGCTCGACCAGGTGCGCGGGTTGCGCTTGAATTCCTGCCAGTGCGTCTCGGGGAACCACTCGGTCCACAGGTATTCACCGGGCTTTCGGCCCAGCGGGTCGTCGTAGCGCTCGCACTCGGCGGCCAGGGAGATGACCTCCCACACCTTGCCGTCGCGGCACAGGATCGGCCCGGACTGTCCTTCGTACCCATCCGGCAGAATCGAGCCCGCCAGGTCGTCCTCGTGCCAGCGCGTCTGGATCAGGAAGACCCATCCGTTCGGCAACAGGCGCGTCTTGATGTCGTCGTCGTAGGCCTCTTTGACCTTGCGGCGAACCAACTCGGACTCGGCCTCCTCGCGGCCTGCAATCGGGTCGTCGACGATCACGCCGTTCGCACGGTTGCCGGTCACGCCGGCGAGCACGCCCGCCGACATGTACTCCGACCCGTTCGCCAGCGCCCACTCGTGCGCCGCCGAGGTCTCGGCACTGATCCCGGTCTGGAACAAGCCCGCGTACTTGCGCGACCGAACGATGTTGCGCGCGCGCCGGCCGTGCTTCTTGGCCAGCTCGCTCTTGTGGCTGGTCAGGATGATCTTGTAGCCCGGCCAGCGCCCCATGGCCCAGATGGGCGCCACGATGCTGGCGTACGTCGACTTCGCGCTGCCCGGCGGCATGAAGACCATGCATCGCCCGCCAGGCGTCTCCATCGTCTGCTGAAGCTTTTGCAGCAGCAGCAGGTGATGTGCCGCGATGCCTGACTCGACGGGCTGGAACAGCCAGCCGGCGTCGCTGTCGTCGTCACCCTCGGCAACGGGCTTGCCGGGGATGTCGATCGACTTCGCGAAGTCAGTGAGGCTGGCCCGAGCCCGTTGGCGGCGCAGCAACTCCGCCGCCGCGGATGATTTCGAGCAGCTCTGCATCGGTCATGCCTTCCACGTCGCGGTGCTCGGCAACTTCGACATATTGCGTCGGGCGACCCCAGCCGCGGTCGAGGATCGCCTCTGCCGCGCGGACTTGAGCCAGCGCCGGCGCCTTCTGGTTGTCGCGCACGCGCTTGAGCGTGCGCAGACAGTCCAGCGTTTCGAGCTTGCACAGCGCCTTGAGGTTGTACGGCCCGGCATCGCCGGACCGACTTCCGCGACCGGCCATCAGGTCACGTTTCGCAGCTCGATGTACAGATCCGCGAAACACGCCGTGCCGGCAGCCGTGCCCACGCGCGGGAACAGGCGATCGACGCTGAAGATCTGCGCCGGCGTGGCCACGGTGCGGGTGAGGTACACGGTGTTGCCGGTCGCGCCGGTCAGCGCGGCGTTAGCCACGATGGCCGTGCCGCCGCCGGCTGCGGCCGTGAACAGGCCGAAGGTCGCCGTCGCGCCGTTGGCGGTCGCGTTCAACGGGTCGTTCGCGTCCTGCCGCGTGCGGAAGTTCGCGAGCGCGACGGTGGCGACGACGAATCCTGGCGCCGCAGCGGGCAGCAGAATCGCGCCGAGCACGTTGCCCAGATCGGTGTTGGTCTGGTTGAGGTTCAGGCCTTTGAAGACGTAGGCCGGGATGGTGTCCTGCAGCGGCATGGCAGATTCTCCTTAGGAGCGGAAGGGAGCGTCGAAAACCACGACGCCGGTGTTGGTGGTCAGAAGGGGGCGCGCGGCGCGGTAGAGGCCGGGAAACTCCAGCGGAATCGCGGTCACGGTCACGCTGAACTGCACGGTCCCGGCGCGGTCCAGCATCGCAAGCCACGTCGCGCCGTTGTCGGGTGAGTACTGGATCGGCAGCACTTCGGCGCCCGTCATCAGCGCACCGCTCAGAGCAAGCATGCATGCCGACTTGCCTACCTCGATCGCGGTGCTGTTGGCCGCAGCGGTGCCAGGCGCAAGAATGACTGTGGCGCTCATCGGCTCAGACCACGACCCACAGCGTGGCCGTGCGGCGCTTGGCGTGTGCGCCAGCGCCGGCCGCAACCGCGATGCCGGTGTTCACGGCCAGCTGGTTGATGAACTCGCCAGTGCCGGGGTACAAGGTGATCGCGTTCGCGCCACCGTTGGCGATGGTGACCTGGTCGCCGATCTGCGAGCCTTCCGCCGAAGTCGGCAGCCGGACGCCGGTCGAGGCCGCGGCAGTGCCGATGACGACATCGCCCGTAGTTACGGCGATCGCCAGGGCGGTGCCCTGCGTCGATCCGGCGGCGGTGGCGTTCAGCTGCGCGCCAGCGGCGACGCTCAGGGCTCGGAAGGCTTCCGGCGCAATGCCGGTGCCGACTGCATCACGAGCAAGGGACATGGTCTTTCTCCTTAGGGGTCAAGGCCGAGCATTCGGCGCATCATGGACATCGGGCTGTTGGTGTCGCCGCCGCGCTTGCGCAGCGCTTCGGCCATCTTGCGGCGGCGCTCGGCCTCGGCGGCCTCGCTGTCTTCCATGGCGCGACGACGCGCGGTCTCGGGATCGGTCCCGGACTGCATATCGATCGCCTCGTCCATTCGTCTACGACGGTAATCGCTCACGGAATCACTCCTGCGGGGTGATGGCGCCGCCCTGGGCAGCGCGGTCAATGCATGCAGCGCATGAGGCGCGCCGGACCTCGCAGGTGTCGAGGTCGGCATCAGCCTTCACCAGCGCGACCTCGAGCGCCTGCAAGTACGCCTCGGTGTCGACTGCATCCTTGTCGACCAGCGGCACGTCCAGCGGCGCGACGTCGCCGCACTCGACCTTGCAGCCAGGCGCGCAGCGCGGGTCAATCGGATCGGGGACGAGAAAGGGCCGAATTGACGGTCCGCAACCGGACAGCAGGCTGGCGAGTGCAATCGAACACAGGGCGGCGCGTGAGCGCATCGGCGTACTGCCTCCGTAGCGTGGCCAGCGCCGCATCGGTGCTGGTGGCGATGTCGGCGAGGGTTTCTTGGGCTGTGGCCGACTCCGCCGCGGCGTCGGCGTCGATCTCGTCCTGCGCCTGCTCCTGCGCGTCCTTGTGCGCCTCGATAGCCTTGAGCACCGCCTCGGCGGTGTCTGCGCGGCACTCGGCATCTGCTGCGGCGAGCTTCCCGTACAAGTACAGGCTCAGCCACGCGGACAGCGCGAGCGCCAGCGCGAGGCCGGCGCACACCTTCGCCAGCAGCGGCAGCGCGGCGGCCTTGGTCAGGATGTCCTTGAGCATGGCGTCACTTCCCCTTCGCGGCGGCCCAGGCGGTGCCCGAGGCCTCGATCAGCTTGACGCTGGTGAATCCGCCGAACGCGAGCTGCCACACCAGCAGCCAAGCGGCCGGGTCGATCTTTCCGGCCAGTAGCAAGCCGGTGGCCAGTACGATGGATCCCCAGCACAGCGTCCACAGACGATCCAGCCACTCGGCGAGCAGCTGGTCGGCGATCTTGGTCACGGCGCCATGGAACCGAGCAGGCGCCCGAAGAGGTCCTTGACGCCGTACACGGCCGCAGCTAACACCATGACGGCGCCGAACGCAGCAGCCTTGCCCACCTTGTATCGGTCCTCGATCTCGCCGAGCCGCTCGGACAGCAGCTTCATGTGAGCCTCGGTGGTTTCCATTCGGCGCTCGGCGCGCTGCAACAGGTCGCTCAAGTGATCGAGTTTCGAGAGCATGCGGCCGATGGCAACGGCATCGCTGTCGTCGCTCATGCCGCCCTGCTCCGCTTCACCCAGAGGTACGCAGCGCACGCGAGCGCGAGGCCGACGAACACGTACAGCGCCGCATCGCTCTCCGTGGCGCGCGCGCCAACCACCGACAGCACGCCGCCGACGCTCAAGCCAGCGGCCGACTGCGCTGCAGACTGGTTCACGGGCGGCGGCTCGGCGATCACGCCGCGCTGTGCGTCCTCGTCCGTCTCGACCGCAGTGCCTGAGGCCCAGATAACGGCCTCATCCGATCGGCGGCGCACCAGCCCTGGCAGGATGGCCTTTTGGCCACCCACCGTGCCGTACACCCACCGGCGCAGCTGGCCGGGGACGGCCGCATAGTTCCGCGCGTTCAGCTCACGCAGCAGCGTCGATCGCTCGAACGCGCTGGCGCCGATGTTGAACACGAACGACACCAGCGCGTCGACCTGCCCTTGCGACAGCGGGACCTTGACCAGGCGCGTGACCGCAGCCTCAGCGTCGCGCACGTCGAGCGTCAGCAACTGGTCGGCCTGCTGGCGCGTGATCCCGTTGCCCTTGCGCGCCGCAGCGCCCGTATGGCCGTAGCCGATGGTCCAGACGCCGACAGGGTCGACGTAGGCGTCCAGGCTCAGGCCCTCGTGGCGCTTGATGAGGTCGCGACCGGATTTCGAAAGACGCATCGGCTCAATCCTCGCGCCGATCCGCCGCGGTGCCGTCGTCGTGCGTGCGCCGCACGCCGCGCCAGTACCACTGGTTCTCCCAGAGCGAGGTCACCAGCCCGAGCACAAAGCCGAACAGGGCGCCGATGAGGAAACAGATGGTGGTCATGTCACACGCCCACGTAGCGCGCGAAGTAGCGCTCGGTTTCCTCGCGCAGGTTGGCCAGGTCCGTATGCACCTGCTGTCCGTTCAGCAGCGCCGTCCACGGGCCGCGGGTGACCACGATCATCGGCTGCCAAGCGGGCGTGTCGGCGGCAGCGTTCAGGATGCCTTGCCCGAATCCCTGCTGGTCGGCATAGGCAAGCATGGTGTTCTGTTGCTCGGTCAGGTCGGCGCGCGCGAGGCAGCCGGACCACACGAAGTGGGACGGCCACGCGACCTGCGTGACCTGCGGCTTGCCGTCGAAGCCGATCTCGGTGCCCTGCCCCAGCCCGTTCGGGTACTTCGCCGCGGCGGCGTCGGCCTTGGCCTTGAGCCAGGCGGGCTGCCACTCGCCGAACGGGCCGAGCTTGGCGGTCAGCGGGTCGTCGCTGCTGCCGCCAACCGAAAGCGAATTCGAGCCGTACAGCTCGTTCACCGCCTGCGCGATCAAACTGTGGGCTTGTAGCAACGCGGCTTCGGGGGTCGGCACGATGCGATCTCCAGGTCGAATAGGTCAGCGCACGTCGCCCGCGCGAATGCCTGCGCCGTCCTTTCGGGCGGCGGGCGGTCATTGGCTCGGAACGATGCGTGGTGCGCGGCGGGCTGCCTCACGGCGGTCCTGCTGCGACGGGCGCTGGAAACGAAAACGGCCCGCTCGTGGGCGGGCCGTGCGTGGGCGCGCAGGCGCCCGAATGTCGCACAGTCTGCCGCGTTTTTCGCGGCTGTCAAGGGGTGCGGTCAAGAAAGTTCGGGCTGGATTCAGGGGTTTAGATTGGCTAGCCAATCGCGCGGTTACGCCGCGCTTTCGGCGGCTTCTGCGGTCTGGCCATCGTCGAGGCGCAGACGGCCGCCGATCCATACACGGCCAAATTCGAACTCGCGGCGGTAGTTGGCGCGCGTGAGGCGGATGTCGAGCCACTTGCACACCTGCCAGGTGCCCCAGACGCGGGAGAGGCGCAGGCAGTAGTGCGCGCGCAGGGCGCAGGCTCGGACGGGGTGGATGCGGTACAGCTCAAGCATGACCTGTTCGACGCCATCGGCATCGGGATCGGGGTGCCAGACGCCGCGGCCGCTGTCGGATTGCTTGCCCTTGGCCGTCCAGCGGGTGGGAACGAACTCCTTGTCGCCGAACGGACCTTTCAGCCACTTGCCGTGGATGAGGGGTTCGTCGGTGAGGGTCATCATGCCCAGGCGTGCGCCGCCCAACAGGATCGGCAGCTTGGCACCGCGGGTGCCGGACTTTTCCTCGTCCCACTCGGCCGGCGGCGGAGGGCCGAACACGCGGCCCCACTGGCGCAGGCGGATCTCGAGCTCGGACATGCGGCGCTTGAGGCCGGCACGCTCGCGGGTGCCTTTCGGCTTGGCTTGGGATCGGTCGGCAGCGGTGCGGCCCATCTTCATGCCGCCAGCTCCCGGGCGCTGTAGTCGATCTGGACGACGACGCATCCGCCCTTGATGGGCCCGCAGCGGTAGATGTGCAGCTCGTCGATCAGCGAGTCGTCTTCCCAGAGGCCGGCGTGCGTGATCGCGTCCAGGAGCGCCTTGGGGAGGTTGTCGAGGTCACGGGCCCTGCGATCGGGCGCGTGCACGCGCAGCGTCACGGCGAGCGGCTGCTGAAGGCGCGCGGGCAGCGAAGAGTCCTGCCGGCGCCGCGCCGCGATGTCGGTGACCACCTGCTGCCGATACTCGCGCCCCGCGCGGCTGACGATGGGCCTGCCTTGGACGTGGCGCCAGTAGGTGTTGACGCTCGGCGGATACGGGAGGACGAGACGGATCATGGCTGCGGTAATCGCCGGCGTGAAATTGGTCTTAACAACCCGGTTAAAAACTAGGCCCAGTAAGGGATAGAGGAGATACAGATAGAAAAGAGAGAGATGATTTCTCTAAGGTTTTTCGGGAAAAGCGCAAAAAGACCCTACCGAAGCGTGTCGGCGATTACTCTCTAGCCCAATGGCGGCGCGGCTTATAACCGTCTTTCTGTGGGTCGGCGCTTTGTCGGCGAGTACTGCTACAGCCCAGCAACGGCGCGGCCTATAACCGTCTTGTCGTTTGGATCGTCGTTGTCGTCGTTCGGCGTGTCGTCCAGCGCGACCCAGGCCACGCGCGACTTGCCGCGGCCGGCGTAACCCTGCCCTTGGTCCACGTACTCGACCAGGCCGTCGGCCTTGAGGGCGTCGAGGACGGCGCGGCGCTGGCGCGGCTCCAGGCTGGTGTAGACCCGGGACTTCTTCGCCAGCTCGCGCTCGGTGCAGCCCTTCGCCCCGCCCTTCTGGATGGCCTCCAACAGCGCGGCGCGCCACTGGCCGAACAGCGAACCATGCATGTGCCTGCGCAGGGCGGCAATCGTCTGCGCGGTGTAGTAGCGCACGTAGCGGATCGCCCAGGTAGCGATGTCGGTGTCGACCCGCGGGGCCACGACGTTCGTCGACACGGCGGCGATCAGCGCCAGGCGCATCGCCTTCTCGACGGACCGGGTCTCCATCTCGGCCAGACCCTCGGCCTCCAGCACCAGCATCGAGCTTATGCACTCCTCCTCGTACCGGCGGAACACCCGCTCGGCTTCGGGATCGAACGGGACGACGCGCGAGTCCGGGATAACGTCAGCGCCGAGATCGACGTTGCTGAGGTTGCCGGTTCCGACTGCATCGCGGGCCGCGTGGCACCAGCCCACGACGGACCCGGGCGGTTCGCTCTGCTCGGCGACGCCGCGGAGCTGCGGGCCGATCATGGACTCGACGATGATCAGGCGGTTCAGGAAGCCGCCCTCGATCGCCTGCTCGTTGAGGTTGGCGTACAGCGTGCGCGGCGTGGACATGCCTAGGAGGCTGATCGCCGGGCGATGGACCACGCGCTTGGCCATCTCCTTGCGCTTCGAGGCGGTGGCGCTGCTGTTGGCGTACGCCTGCGGCCGCAGGGTGCCATGCAATAGGCCCCAGGCGGATACCAGGGCGTCGAGGCTCTGGCGTCGGTGGAAGTTGCCCTGAGCCTTCGAATTGCCGAGCATCGAGCCGATCTCATCGATGATCGCGATGTGCGACGGCGACTCGAGGAGCTTGTCGAACACCGCCGAGTCCGACGTGTAGCTGGTCGGACCGATGAGGTGCGCGAGCTGCGCGGCGCTGAGCACCTTTTCGAGCACGGTGCGGGCGTGTTCCTTGCCGCTGCCCGAACGGCCGACGTTCAGCAGGTACAGGCTGGCGTAGTTGTCATGCGTGGTGCGCCAACGGCGCCCGAGAACAACGGCTCCGAGCGCGATCGCCGCCTGGACGGCGAACTGCGGCTGCGGCTTGGGAGCCGTGCGGTTGGCCCAGCGCACGAACTCGCCGAGCGCGCCGGGGACCTCGAGGATTTCGATCGGAGGCACGTCTTCGGCGCGCGGCTTGGCGACTTGCACCTGGCTGGCTGGGACGGCGACCTGGGGAGAGGACCCGTCCCAGCCAGCGTCGCGGGCCCAGACGAAGATGGATTCGACATGCAGAGCGCCACCAGCGTTGAAGGTGCGCCACTTCTGCGCGGTCTCGCCCTGCTGATAGTTGCTGGCGCGCGCGGACCACTGGTCCCACAAGTCGAAGGCTTCCGGCGCCTCGCTGCTGTGCAGTGCCTGACCGACTTGGATCCACGAGTTGTAGGGCGTGGGATCGATGTGCGCGAGCGCGGCGCGCAGGTCGGAGATCCGCTGCGGGTGCATGTAGCCACCGCCACCGCTGCTGCGCACGATCACCGGCGCCGGCTCGGTGAGCCAGTGTGGCCAGGGCGCGATCGACAGCCCTTCCAGCGGATCGGAGCTCGCCTCCCACTGATAGCTCGACCCCGACACGTGCGAGGACGGCTCGACGACGATCAGGCCGCCGGTCGACTTCACGTCGATACCCTTGCCGGGTGACTTCGGGCGTCTGCCAGGCTCGTGCGCGAAGAGGTAGTGCTGGCCGCCGCCGCCGGTGAGCTGCATGCAGGTGTCGGGCAGCTTCCCGCGTCGCGCGGTCAGGTCCTCCAGGGTCTCCAGTCCGCCATTGCGCGGATCGATGTCGAGGGCGTCGAAGCCAGACGCGGCGCCGGTGGCGATCCCGATGTTGGCTTCGGGGCGCGCAGCGAACCAGCCGGCGATGATCGAGGGATTGCTGCTGGCGTCGTGAACGCCGTGCGGCACGAGATCGCGTAGCGGATGCTTGCCGGGCGATCGGCACGCGGCTTCGCCACAGGTGCAGCGGCCATCGACGACGCCAAATAGCGGCACGACGGCGAAGCCGCGGGCGGCGTAGCGCAGCGCGTAGTCGAGCCGATCGGTCACGCCCGACGACCTGCTTTCGGCAGCTGAACGCCGGCGGCTTGCATGAGGTTGGCGAGCTGCGCGACCGCGTCGGGCAACGCGGCCATCGCAGCGGCCTGCAGCAGCGCGGGGTCCTGCAGCCAGCGCGCGGCGAGATAGCGCGCCGGCACGGGATCCTTGAAGCGCTCCATGTACAGCTCGACCAGGTCGGTCGGCAGGCCGCGGTCGCCCGACAGCATGGCCGACAGGTTCGATGGCGCGACGTCCAGGTCAGCGGCCACGCGCCCCAGCCCGCGCTGGTAGACGCAGTGCGCGAAGCACTCGCGCAGGCTCGCGTAGCGAGTCGCGAGGCCGGGTTCGAGTGCGAGGGCGAACTGGGTCATGGGAAGGCCTGAGTGTTCTTCGTATCAGGGGTTATCAAGCGGTGCGCGCGACGATGCGAGGCATGCGAAAAGCCCCTGAATCAAGCTGCTTTCGTGGTGTCCGGCGCGTCCCAGAGATCGGGGCGCGTGATCCACCGCGGCACGACGCCGCCGGTGT